AAAAGAGGGGGCGCAAGGCCCCCTCAACGTACCACGCCCGACGAGGGGTATCAGGCGACCGACTGGCCGAACTTCACGCCCAGCTTGTCCGCCGCCGCCATGAGCGTCTGCGGAGTCGGCGGGGGAGTGATCTCCTTGGCGACGTCCTCGAAATCGGTTTCGTTCACCTCGGTGGGCGGCACGCCGCGCGAGGCGGCATGCAGCTTGACGGCCGTGATGAACTGCTCGACTTCCAGGGGCAACGGCTTGACCTCTGCCGCCTTCGACGCCGCCTTGTCGGCCGGCTCGAAGTTGACGGGGCTGACTTCGCCATCCAGGTCCACCACGTCGCCCGCCTGCACGATGCGGTTGTGGACGAAGGACGTCACGAGTGCACGGTACTTGGCCATGTCGGTCGCTCCTTACAGGACCTGGAAGCCGGAGGCGTAATTCTCCGGCACGTCGCTGATGCCCTGGTTCGGCTGCAGGGAGGCGAACAGCGCGCCGGCGGCGACGGTGCCCACGATCACGTACTGGACTGCCAGGTAGCGACGGTTCGGGTACGGGTCGACGCGACCGCCTTCCAGCACAAGCCGCGTGCCGGCCGTCAAGTTGGCGATCGGCGTGGCGCCGGTGGTCGACAGCACCTGCACGTTGGTGGAGATGCCGGCGTCGTCGGCCTGCACGAGCTGGGCCTGCACGCTGGTGCCGCCGCTGAACGACGTGACGACCTCGATGGGAACGACCAGATTGTCGCCCTTCATGATGTCGCGCGCCGTCTGCAGGTCATAGACGTTGGTGGAGGTGACCGTCGTGTTGGTACCGGTGACGGTCTGACCCGTCACGGTGGAACCCACGATGGAGCCCGAGAAAATGGCATTGTTGTCGAGAATCATGACGGCGGCTCCTTAAACCACGCGGGCTTCGGTGTTGAGCAGCTGATCCACACGACGGATCGGCACGCCCATGAAGGACAACCAGTTCATCGGCGTGCCGAACTGGGACAGGCCTTTCTCGATGGACAGCGCGTTGTTGCTCTTGTTGAGCGCCTGCACGCGCAGCATCGAGTAGATCGTGCGGTTCATGTAGAACGCGCCGCGGCCCATGCCCCAGTTCGGGATGCGGTCCAGCGAGCGCGACATGAGCGCCACGATGTCGGCGGCCGCCGACTGCGCCACGAGGTTGGCGGTGTTGATGTTGGCGATGCGCACGGCGTAGCGCCAGTCCTTCACCACCATGCCGTTCTTCCACTCGTAGTGGGTCTGCAGCGCCTGGTAGCGGTTGCCGTTCGAGTCCAGCACGGGCGCGTTCGTGGTGACGTCCTCGAACACGAGGCCGGCGCGACTGCCCTTCGGGAAGGTGCAGAACACGGTGTTCTCACCCCACAGCACGAGCCAGATCGACGCGTTGTTGGTGGAGGTACCGCCGGCGTCGAGGATGTTCTGCGCATTGCCTGCACCGGAGATGGCGCCGTAGCGCGTCGACAGGCCGGTGTACTGCGCCGGGTTGGTGGCGACGTTGCCGTAGAACATCGTCTGCGATTGCTGCTGGTTCATGGCTTCGAGGAACGCCTGGTCCTCGGACAGCCGGAACTGCGCCTCGTTGCCGTTGAGCTCGGCCAGCGCCTTGTCGACGGTGCTGTAGGCTTCCAGCATGCCCACGCTCTCGTCCACCTGCGCGGTGGTCGACTTGCTGGAGGGCACGCCGGCGTTCAGCAGGCGCCAGTAGACGCTGGGCAGGCCGGTGCGGATGGTGACGCGGTGACCGGTCGGCAGGTTGCCTTCCACGAAAACCGCATCTTCGAGGATCTCGTTCGACTGCGACAGCAGTTCGGCGATGACGGGAATCTTGCCGTCCGGGTCCAACCGCTTGGCCCAGTCGGCGAGGGTGAGTGCGCCAGTGGTGAGAGTTGCCATGGTCTAGTGTCCTTTAACGGGAGCCGTAGAGAATGTCGGCGGCGGATTTCCCCTGGTTGGAGGAACCCGAGCCACCGGCTACGAAACGATCCTGACTGACGAGCCGCCCCGCTTTCATGAGGCCCCGGATCATCTCCGGGTGATTGCCCAGGCCCGAGTCGTTCAGCAGTTTGACGAAGTCCGGAGAGAAGTAGGCATCCATCGCACGTTTGGCCAGGCCCAGGTTCTCGCTGAGCTTTTCGCCGCCGATTTCCTTGTCGGCCGTGGTCTGCGTTTTCCACCCCTCGACCGTTGCCTTGAACGCGTCCGCCTGCTGCTGGGCAATCGCGGGCGCGACTTCCGACAGCAGTTTCTGCGCAGCGTCCTGCGGCATGTTCAGCGATTTGGCGACCTCGCCGTATTTCGCGAGCACCTTTTCGTCCAGGGCGATGCCTTCGGTCTTCTGGAACTCGTACTTTTCCGGCGCGCCGGGAGGCGCGTCTGCCGGCTTGGAGTCGGCAGCAGGTGCCGGCGCAGGCGCTGCGGTGGGTGCCGGAGCGGACGCGGAGGCGGCTGCGGGGCTCGATGCCGGTGCGGAACTCGGCGCGGGAGCAGCGGCGGGAGCCGGTGCAGGCGCGGGAGCCGCGGGTGCGGGAGCTGCTGCGCTGTCAGTGGTCGTTTGTGCGCTCGGATCGCTCATGGTCTTTTTGCTCGCTCAACATGGTGGCGTACAGCTCGGGGGTGTGTGCGTGGATGAGGCCCAAGATCTGCAACCCGAGATTCCGTTGTCCCTCGCGGAAGAACGTTTCGGAGTTGCCGGTGAAGGACGATCGGTACACACCGGCCTTTTCAAGGAGGCGCCACACGAAGCGGCGCCCCCTCTTGTTCGACATGATCCACTTGAAGTCGTCGGCTTCGAGGTTCGCAGCGAGTTGCGTCTTGCGTCGCGTCTCGGCCTGCTCGCGTTCTTCGCCTCGGATATCGGTGGGGTCATGCTCCCTCATGCGCGCTCAGTGCATCCCCATCAGGGTCAGCGCCAAGCGCGCCTGCTTGCCCAGCTTCCCAGGCGAGTCCTTGTGCTTCTCCGCGAACGCGCGCGTGGTCATGCCGGCCTTGCGCGCCTTCTCGCGTAACTGGCCGTGCGCGTTCTTCGTGGCCTTGTCGATCCACTTCTTAGCCATACAAGGCCTTCCCCGGGTCGCGCTGCGCATCGGCGGCGCCGACTTCGGCGTACTCCAGCACCAGGGTCAGGCGCACGTCCGGGTCGTCCATGTCGCCGTCGATCGACTCGGTAGCGCTCTCCACGATGCACTGGCCCTGCAGGCTCAGGCGCGTACCGGCGCGCGGCGGCTCGGTGATGCCCAGCGCCTTCACCTGCGCCGCAGTGAGGTAGATACACGGTGCCTGCGACACGGCGTCGCTGGTCGGGTAGGGGCCGCTGTCGTCGTCCGCGACGTCGAGGTTCACGAGGGACATGTCAGAGCACTCCGGGCTGCTGTGTGGGGCTGATGTTCTGCGCCAGGTTCTTGGTCCAGTCGGCCGCGCCTTGCTGCGGGTTGGGCAGCGGTACGCCTTCAGGATACCACGGCGTCGTGATGACGGTATTGGTCGCCACCGTGACGGCCGAGCCATCGGGGTGGTAGCACCGGGGGATCGTCGTGATCGTGCTGGCGGACGAAATGCCCATCAGTACAACGCCAGGATGTTGGTGGCTGTCGTGCCGGAGCTGGCCACCGCAGTGATGGCGATATTCAGCATCGCCCCCGCCGTCACCCCGTCGAAGGTGAGCGTCGAGCCATCGGCCATCGTCACGCTGAGGTTGCCGGCGCCGCCGACGTAAACCGCGTTGGTTGGCGGCGTATGCCCGTCGCGCGCCAGCGGGGACGCGAATGCCGTGCCGGGCGTGACGGCGACGCCCGACTGCATGGGCGCCAGCGCGTCGATGTACTTGCTCAGGATCTGCATGGCCTTGGCCTCAGTACAGGGCGTAAATGCCGGTGGCCGTGGTGCCGGTGGCGCCCACGATCGACACGGAAATCGGGATGACGGTGTTCGCCGGCACGGTGGTAAGCGTCGCGGTGGCACCCGACTCCAGCGTCACCGCGATGTTGCCGGCGCCGGTGCAGTACAGGCCGCGGGCGATGCCATCCGGCAGGTTCGTGGCGTCGGCCGGCGTCACGGGCAGGCCGTCGAAGTCGAAGGTGATCGGCTTGGCGTTGTCGGCGCCGCGCGCGGTGATCGTCGTGTACGAGAATTTCTGCTTCATGGCCTGGACTCCTATTGCCCGGGTTGCGCGTTGACCTGGTCGGGCGCGCCGTAGCCCTGGTACTGGTTGATGATGTCGTTCAGCGCGTTACTGCCGCCGCCCTTGGTCGGCGCGTTCGCCAGCTTCTGCGCGGTGTCGGCCTGTTGGTTCATCATAGCCGCTTGCTGCGCCTGCTGCTGCGCCTGCGCGCGCTGCTTGCGGATCAGCGCCACCTTGTCGCCCGGGACGATGATCTCCGGATCGACGCCCAGCATGTCGGCGTAGACATCGGCGTACTTGTCCGGGTCGAAGTTGTCGAGAATGGCTGGGCCAGCCACCGACGCCACCGCGCCGATCGCCTGCACGTAGCGGTCCATCGTCGTGGTACCCACGGCGCGCTGGGCCTGCGCCAGCATCGACACGAACTCCACGTTCAGATCTTGGCCCTGCAGCTCGGCCGGCGGCGGCGGCAACAGCCCGTGCTCGAGCGCCCGGGTGAACGCCATCTCCACCAACGGGCTTAGCAGCTCGTTGTTCAGGCGCTCCAGCACCGGGCCGAGCATCAGCAGCTTCTCTTCCTGGCGCTCCGCCACCTCGGTCGCGGTGATACCGGACCGGCTGTCGTTGGCCATCATCAGGAACAGGTCGGCGTAGAATGTCGAGTTGATGCGCTCGCGCACGTCCTGCACGTCGCCCAGCAGGTGCTGCAGGTCCAGCTGCACCTGGAACAGGTTGCGGATGCCCGGCGCGCCG